CCAATACTTTCCAATAAAGTCACCGCCAAACAGGATCGAGAGCAACGCTGAACCGTCGATATAAAACCGCAGTTGAATTCCAGTGCTTTCAGAATTGTGTGCTTCTAGGTTTTGCCATACGCAGCCATACGTTCCGAATGCGTCTGTTTCTTCGTCCTTCAGTTCGCACGGAGTTCCATAATTAAGGTCGTAAAACGCGGCTAGCTGGTCGGGGAAACAGGGGTCTTCAGGATCGATTGCCAAAAAAGCTGACCCGTCAACTTGAAAGCAATTGCAGCAGCAATAATCATCCGCAGTTCTAGGTGTGAAGCACGGTTTGCAACTCAATCCATCAACAGGCTGTCGCACCGTCTCGCGATTCGTTACCACGAGTTTCGATTCACAGAGCGGATTGAACAGGCCGAGGCTTTCGATTCGCATTTGCTTCAGTCATCAAGAACATTGACTTGAACGATGCACGTGCCTGTATTTGCGACGAATCGAAGCACGGCCGCCGCTGTGTTTGCTGTCAGAATGTCATCCGACAATCGAAGCACAGCAGACTCACCAGGCTTCAGCTTTCCGAACGGATAAAACGTCGACGAGATGTACAACCCATATCGGACATAGTTCGTCGTGTCCAAGTTCATGAAGTGGGCAATGCCGGGAGTCGTCAGCGCGGCCAAAGACACCGTGACGCCGCCAGTTGTGACCGTGACCGTTCCCGGTGACGGACCTTTGCGGGTCGTTTGTGTCGCGCGAAACGATGTCGGAGCGCTATTGAAAGCCAAGTTGCCGTTGAGCAGCTTGATTGATGCGTTGACGGTGATTTCATTGGCCATGTCGTATTCCTTAGAGCGTTTCAGCTATCTCAAGCCAGTCTTCTCCGTCGAGCAGGACCGGACAGGAGTCCCAAGCTGGATTGCCGTTCGCGTCGGTGTATATCGTTCCGAACCATTGATACGTACCGCACCGTGGCCAACCGCTGCTTGATGAACTGGACGAACTCGACGCGCTCGGAACTTCGTCGTCCTCACAGATTTCGAAGATGCACGAAGTCCAAATACAGCTTCCTGTACTGCTCGAAGAACTCGAAGAACTTGTGCTGTCGCAGTTTTCTCCGTTGTATCCATACGTCAACGTGATCAGACCATCTTGAGTGAACAGCGGAAACGACGCCCATTCGCCGAGATTGATCGTGTATGAATACGCGGCCCCGTTTGGCGCATCAGCACAGGCCCCAACCGTCGCCTGACTTGGCGTGATGCAGTTGAAACAGTCGCAGCAACCGCAGCCAGTACCGCTTCCGCCCCCACCGCCACTATCCGAAGTCACATCATCAAACGACGGAACGTGCATTCGTCGCTTGACCGTCGAAAGTAACGGGTTTCGCTCGTACGCCGACACAACACGAGCAATCCGATGTGCGTCTCCGACACTGAAATTAGCGATCTCATCGACCACGATTTAGATCCAAGGAATAGCACCGAAGTTCACACGCGCACCATACGGTCGATAGCAGGCCCACACGAGCGATGCTTCTGGAATCGGAGAACTGATGATCCCGCTCGACGATGACAGGTCGGTCGATGGTGCAAGCGGCAATCCTGACCCGTTGAACGGAACTGGCAAGCTGATCGTCTGTCGGCCAGAACTGTCGCGAATGTTTGTCCAGATTCCCGCGCCCGAAGTTGATGATGATGAACCACCGGAAAGCGTCCGCATGCCTTCATCGAGTCGCTCAACATCCCACGGACCAGGCGCGGAAGACTCGCCAGAAGCCAACGGTCGAGGATCTTTCAGCGTGACGTTCCAGTGAATCGGAATGAACTCAATTCCGTTCTCCTGTTGCGTCTCACCGAAGCCGACATTGCTGAGCTTGGCACACCCTTTCGGAAGCGTTCCTGTTACACCACCAACCGTGATTGTTTGATCGGCATCATTCACTCCGTTTGCATAGCCTAATGATCGATCAGTGATCCACGTTGGTAGAGTCGCAACGTTCTTTGTGAATGAGAACTCCCATTCTGTGACTGGAACTTCAATCGGTGGGTCTAGTGGATCGCTCGCAGAGTTTGCAGCCTGCCTCAATGAGAACGTGTTCCCAAGAGTCGATTCATTCCAGTTCGTGTAGAAGTTGGATCGCAAGCACCGACGAACAGGAACCATAATCGTCCGGCTTTGACCGCTCGATGTCGCTGGTCGAGCTGTTGGATCTTCTTCTGTTGCCCGTTGCAGGTCGATGATATTCAGGATGCTCTTGTAGTCAGCGGTCACCGTCCAAGTCGTGCGGTCCTTGTGTCCTCGCTTCGGTGCGATCTTCACGCAATAGACAGACGTCGTGCCAGGCCAGAGTGAGAATGGAGCCACGGCATACGATGACGCAGCCAATCCAGCAATCGCAACCGCTTCGCCGTCCGTCGGATCGTTCGTTACGATCTGAAACGTGCGTTTGCCGACAGTACCATCACTGAGCGAAACGTAATAATCCCGCGTGCTTTCGAGATCGAGTTCAACAACGCTCGTAACAGACATTACGCCCCAATCCGAACAATGACAGATGTCTTTTCAGCCGTCTTTTTCACGGACTCAGCCATGTCTTTCAGGACTCGCAGAGACTCAACTTCTTCCTTCGTAGGAAGTGGCTGACCGTTCTTTTTCGCTTCCGCAGCCGCGAGCATCTTCTTGACGTTTTCGCTTGGTGGTTTGGATTGAGTGCTACCACGATTGGCGAGAAGCTTTTTGACGGTATCGCTGACGGGCTTTCCGACGCCTTTGCCGCGATTCGCAATCATCGAATCAACTTTACCCTTCGTAGCAGCCCGCTTGGCCATCGACGCCTCGCGGCTCATCTCACGATTCTCTTTCGCGATGTCTTTCGCCGTCTGTGCTTCGTACTCGGCGCGGCCTTTCTCGTAAGAGGCATCCGCAATCTGTTCCTTCCAAGGCTTCATTGGACCTGCGCCGCCAGGAATGCGGCCATCGTCACCCGGCTTTGGATCGTTGCGTGCAATCTGTTCGAGTTGCTTCAACGATTCTTCCTGCACGCGCAATTGCTGCTGTGCTAGGTCGTAACCGAGATTTCCTGTCATCGCCCGATTAATAGCCTGGATGCCTTCCTTGCTCGCACGATCGACGCCGGCAGATGGCCCGGCCGTCTTTCCAATTTCTGCCAGACTCTTTTTTGCTTCGGAAACACCAAGCTTTGCGAGTTCCGCAGCCGTTCCAGCGTCGAATTGTTTCAATGCTTCGTCCTGCCCGAAAACACCATTGACGCCGCCCGTCTTTCGATACAGTTCGAGTCGTTCATTGGCTCGCTTGGCTTCGAGCTTCTGACGTTCCGTACCGTACTTCTCTTCCATCGAGTTTTTCATCTTCTCGATTTCTTCGAAGCCTTTGATACGCTCTTGGCGTTCTGTTTCGGCCCGCTTTTTGACTCGCTCTTTTTCCTCGCGATCTACTTCAGCGTTCTTGACTTTTGGCGTCAGGCTTTCGAGTTTCTGGACTTTGAGCGATTGGTCGTACGCTTCCTGATCCGCCTTCTTTTTTAGTTCAGTGATCGCTTTCAGCTTGCCTTCGGCACCGGCGATATCAATACCGCTTCCGGTGATCGACTCCATCCAATTGGCGTTACGATTGAAGTCTGATTGCGACGCTTTCGCGTTCGTGACAGCACTGACCGCCGCGTTGTACTGCTGGTTTAAGGCCGCGTTTTGCTTGTTGATGAAGTCGAGCTTGGCTTTCTCGTCTTCAAGCCCCTGCGCGTGTGACTTCTCGCCGCCTTTGAGTGCATTCCGCTCAAGATTGAAAGACTTTTCAGCCTTATCTCGCATGTCTTCGAGCGACTTCGTGTAGGCTTCCGCCTCTTTCTTTCCGTCCTTGAACCAGCCAGTCAGTTCAACGAGCTTTGGCAGAAGAATTCCAGCAAGAGCACCGCCGACCGCTGTGATTGCCATTCCGGTCGGACCAAATGATGATCCCATTACCTGAATGTTATTACTTACTGCCGCCATAGCGCCAGCGAAGCCGCGAGTGTCAAGCTGGCTCGTAAAATCCTGAAGCGCAAAACCGGCCTGTTGCACCATTCGAGCGCCACCAGATCCAGAGAATCCGCTGTTTGCACCACTCATCGCCGCTGCGGCTTTTTTGCCGTGCTTGTCGACGTTGTTCGCGAACTCCAGCGCAGCCGCTTCCGACTGCTTCAGCCCATTGTTGAACTCCCACGCAGAGAGCGTGAGTGTTGCGGACATGTTGGCAATATTGGTCATTTCACCGACCGATCATATTCAGTTTATTCCACAGTTCGTCTGGCGTTGGCGCTCGATCAGCAACAGGAATCATGAACCGTTCGCCGCACTGCTTCCGAAGCCGCCAGTGAGCCCGCCATCGCTCCCAATCGCGAGCACTGATCTGGCGACGCAATCCGTCTACGTCGGGGATTCTCCACCTGTCTGCGAGCCAGTAGGCGAAGAACTCGTCGTCTCCTTCAGCTTTTTTTCGATGGCAAGTCTTTCTTCCTCCGTCATCGCCGACAGTCGTTGAATGGCGGAAAACAGTCGGTTTATTGCCTCCGGATGTTTCTTGCCGAGTGCGACTTGATCTTCGGCTTTGAAAACCGACTCGCCTTTCTCGTCAATACAGCCCATCACGAGCAACGCGGCCTTGCGACCACCTGGCGGATCAACCCCTTTCTCTGCGTGATCGTTGAGAATGTCCCACCATCGCTCCATTTCTTCTTCATTGAGCGATCGGACCCGAACAGAACATTTCCACTCGGGAACCTCAACAACCTCCGAATGAGAGTCGTCAACCGCCAGAATGCTTTCTCGCAAACCCATTTCAGTTCATTCCCCGTATTAAGCCGATGCAGTGCGTGTGACGATGCCAGTAACGCACAGCGTGCATTTGGTGATCATCTTGTCCTTGAACGGCATCGACGTTGTGTGCTTGGTCAGGAAGCCGTTGAATACGATCGTTGCCGCCGTCGCGTCTGTTCCTCGCTTCGGGAACGTGATCGTGATGACTTCTTCGATCCCCCACGGAACCTGCTTTTGCGTGTTGTGCAACAGCGTCAATTCATAGTCGCCCGCCGTCACGATGTCTGACGGTCGAAACTGAGCGTATGCGCGACCACTCGAATCAGATGGGCTCGACGAGTTCGTGTATTCGATCTTCGGACGTTCTTCGGTGAAGTCGCCGAGCGTATCGATAATTTCGGCCATGAACGAGGCAGTGCCGAGCGTTCCCGATGTTCCCGCCACCGTTCCACCGAATGCGCCATGTCCGCGAAGTGCAAGTACCATTATGTTTCGTGCTCCAGTTCAAAAGTGATGAACTCCACCGGGAATCCGATTTCGTCGGCCACCTGCGGAAATGTCGATTGGTCGTAAGTGCCGCCCTGAAAACATGAGGCAATTTCGGTGTCATTCCAGAACACTGAACCAGTCCAGCCGCTTGCGTCGAGCGCAGCCGCAATAGGATCGCTCAGAGATCGTGATTGCTCGTAAGTCTCGCCAACGCACGCGATCATCAATGGTGTTCTGGCAACAGCGATCGGACTGTTGTTCGTGTGATCAACGGTCTGACCTGGCGGACGCAGAACCGCTATGTACGGCTTGCGATCGTTCTCCGGCGCGATGCGCGGATAGATCCGCTGTCCGACCAATGCCGTCACGGCTGATGTCTGTTTGAGCTTCCAGATGATTGCGGCTTCTGCGATCGCGCTCACATTCCCCTCGCAATCTTTGCTTCGGTGAATTCGCGAGTGATTCCGGCCCGAATGTCGTTTTCGAGTTGAGTCACAACCTGAGATCGAACAGCGTCTAATCCGAGCTTCACAGGGTGGAATGCAGGCATTCGGCCGCGATAGTAAACCGGCCTCTTGTTCTTCTTCTGGAATGATCCGATCGACTTTCGCTCTTTCTCAACGACCGTTACCGCCCGGCCTTTTTTGATGACCGTGCGAGCGCGAACAGCCATCCGGCGATACTGCGTCTTGTGGTTCGTGAATCGTGGCCCGGTCCCTTCTTCGACCAGATGAGCGTGAGGCGCAGTCCTGGACTCGGCACCGATCACCGCCACAACTGAATCAGTCGTCGGATAGTCCCGAACAACGTTCGTCACGACGTCCCGATAGTGCAGTGCTGGCTTGCGTTGCTTGGCCTGATACGGAACTTTCTTCCTGATCGAGTTGGCAATCGTCTTGCCAGCTTTGTTTGCCGCACTGTGCAAAATCAGCGTTCTGGCCATCGCTGGCATAACCTGCAATGACTTAATCAAAGGCTGAATGCCCTTGAGATCGAATTTCACTTCGATAGCCATGTCAGGGAACCTCCACACACCAAATGACGATCTTCTCGTTCGCTTCCGCTTCGTTGAAAACAGCCGCGATGTTCAACGTTCTCGATCCGATGACGATTCGGTCCCTCGCCGTGATCGTCGATGTCTTGCCGTCGTAATGCAGCTTCACGATTTCTTGCAGCATCGGAACGGTTTGCAGTGCCGCTTGAAACTCTCGTCCGCCACTCGCGGCCACTTCCGCAAATCGAGCACAAAACGTGTTGAACTCCGGCAGCACTTCGTGAGCAGTGTTCGCTTCGCCGCTTGTCGCTCGCTGAACCTCAACCCGCGTGTTCCGCTTGCCTGCTCCGTTCGCTAAAGCACTCTTCAACATCAGATTGCCCCCGTGTATTGGACTGCACGAAGGCTTTGGAAATACGACTCTTCACACGCTGCGGCGTTCGCTGAACCTTCCCTGTCAGCCCACTCTTTCGCGATGTGTTTCCGCATCGCCTGCATCGCTGCTTGTGGTGCCTCGCCGAGATAGTTCAACCCGGTTCCATCGGTGGTTAAATCGATTGCCGCTCCGCCCGAAGTCAATGACAGCTTGCATGTGCTTCCCGACGCATTGACAACGTAGTACGTTCGCTTCTCGAGCAATCCGCCTGGCAACTGACC